TCATGATTCCTTCTGCTCCCTGGGATGCGTCTTATCGTGGACTTCTTTCAAATCGTCGATGACAAGTCGCGTGTAAATAACGGTCGTTTCGATGGACTCGTGCCCCAGAAGCTCTTGAATAAAGCGGATATCGCACCCGCGCTTAAGCATATGCGTCGCACAGCTGTGCCGAAGCGAGTGGCAAACGATACGCCGCGTGATCCCGATTTTCTTCGCGTGCATCTTGACGATGCGGTTGGGGTCGTTTATGAGAAGCTTTCGGCCGTTCCGGGTGACAAATAGATACCCCGCGTCGTCGGACTTCTGCAAGGTCATGCGGATATGCGTGACGTAGACTTTAAGCCATTCCACGGCGACCCTGCCGACCGGCACAAGGCGTTCGGATTTCCCAAGCCTGCCCTTGCCGTAGCGGATCCTAAGTTCCTCTTTATCCAAATCAAGATCCCGAAGGCCGATATTGATAAGCTCCTCCGCTCGGACGCCCGTAGAATACAAAAGCTCTAAGATCGCGCGATTTCTGATGTCGATGGGGTTATCGCCTTTGGCCGATTCAAGAAGCTTAAAAGTCTCTTCTTCGGTTAAAACCTCGCGGAGCTTTTTATTGCGGACAACCGGAATCTCGATTGTCGCGGCCGGGTTATAGGGAATAAGTTCCGTTTTCGATAAAAAGTTGTAGAAGCTTTTTAAGGCGCAGATTCTTCCGACTTTGGTCGACTGCGCCAGCGGGTTTTCGTCTTTAATCCTTACACTCGCGTAGACCTCGTTTTCGTATTCGATGAGATCCTTTTTCGAGACATCGTCCAGACGCTCGATCCCGCGTTTTTCAAGAAACGAAAATAGATGGCTTAAATCCTTTTCATACTTTTCTAGCGTCCGCTCGGAGTAATTCCTAACCCGCAAGTGCCCGAGAAATTTATGAAGCGTCTCCTGGAAACCAAGGCTTCCCTCGACAAGCGCGGGATGCCGAAGCTTGGGTTCTTCTTTTTTCTCTAACGCTTCGTTTACGAAAAGCGGTGTGCCGTTCATCTAAAAATCACTATCATTTGGTAGTGTTCCTCGCCAAAAAAAATGAGCCCAACCTGAAACCGAGGGGATAGTACCTTCCGCAACCGGAGTAATCAAGGGGTATATATAAGGAAAGCACCCCATTTTTTCACCCCTTAAGAAGGCTATAAACCCGCTTTTATGCGTCCGACGATTTTTCTCGTCTCGACGGTCTGCCTTGCCTTGAGCGCGTCATGAAGAGCTTGGGAATCAACCGCCCGGGCTTCTTTGATCGCCGCAACGGTCTGCTTCATGGCGTTTTTGTACTGCGCGTATTTCTTGAAAAGAAATCCTATCGTGGCACCCGGTGCCAAGATAAGCCCGAGAACGATCAAGGCAAAGATCCAGAAACTTAATCCTGCAATAAAATTCCCGACTCTTTCGGCCAGGCCAACTTTTTTCGGCGTCGTATCAAGACCGGCTGACAGCCTCTTTTCGGTTCGCTGGACAATGAACTCCCCCTCGCCGGTCTTGATCACCTTCGGCTCGGTGATCACTTCCTCGTTCCAGTTGTAAACCGTTCTCGGTTTCTCGGGTGGCGCAAGCGAGGGAAACTTCGGCGTGAGGGATGCGCATCCGCACAGACCAAATAAACAAATAGCCGTGATAACCAATTTTTTCATACCAGCTGCCTACCCAAAAGCTTGTCGAGCTTTTCGTTTGTGGTTTCAAGTTTCTGATCGATCTTTGAAATATCCTTCGATAAGCCCTTAAGAGCTTCCTCAAGCCTTGTGACCCGTTCAACGCTTGAGACCTGTGCGGCATCGACCGTATTTAGCCTTGTCGTAATGCCCGTCACCCAAAAGAAGGTCCCGGTGATGAGGACCCCCGTCACCGTCGCAAGAAGCCACCATAAGATCTTGATCGCTTCTCCGTTTAAGGTCTTTTTTCCCTGCGGAAGTGTCTCCGCGCTGGCTATGTGACTCATGCCTCGAAAGATACAATCTCAAGTATTGTTCGGTTTATCTCATCAAGCTCTTTTTCGAGCTCCACTTTTCTCTTTCGAAGAGAGACGATGTCGATTCTCCGCGTCACGACAAAATCTTTCTCATAAATCGTTGCCAAAACCGGCAACCCGTTTTCCTCATGCGATGCCTTTAAAGATGTTTTGCGAAGCGACATAAATTTTATCTCCTTTATTTATGGTTCAATCGTTACAACGACCGCAACAAACGGCGGCACAAAATCATGATCATGAGTCTGGCGAGTACAGCTGTCGCCTGAGGTGCCATCCGGCTGGAATTGCGGTTCGTCCGAAGCGTCGGTCGTGTGCGGAGGTTGATTTGTATCGCCGCCCGTGACTTTGAGCGACCCATCTATATTTGACTTCGCAACGCCGGAGTCGTCCTGTTTTGCCCCTATTAAAAATAAGTCTTTTGACTGCGGGAGATTAAAAGTAGTCGACCCGTCACCCGATCCATACTTCGTCCCAAGGAACGCAAAAAGGTCGGCATAAAGAGTCCGCGAGATGGCGGATCCGTCGCAGTGCAGTTTCCCCTCATCTATCCCGGCAATAGATCCCCAATGAATGCCAAATCGTCCGGTCTTTGTTTTTTTGGAGCCGTAAAGATTCCTTATCGAGCCTTTGACAATATTGAAGTTCTCATCGTTTATAAAATCACAAAGTTTGGTGAATGTCGTGATGCCGGAAGGCGCTGATGCGCTCGTCGAAATCTTAAATGTTACTGAAGTGTTTGCCGCGTCAGCGACCGCATGGAGATGATAAAGCGTATTAGCCTGTTCAGATCCCGTATCGAGGTCCGCAAACGTAACGTTCTGATCCGAGGTAAGGCGTCTCATCACGCGCTTTGACCCGTCGGCACTCGCGCAGAAAATAATCCCGGCCTTTACTTTAAGGGTATTCGCGTCGACGTATTCCACCCTCACGTGATTGTCTGGATTCAGGATATATCTCAAGAAATCCAGAATGTCGATATTATTTGACTGGTTTTTACCGGAAGGACCGATGAAAGTTTCGATGGCGTCAAGCGGCACGTAGGCGTCATTCACATCATCTGCTTGGATGATATCAACGCCGTCTTGAAGTGCCGTTTTATTGTCTACGCTTGTAGGATAAGAAGTGGATCCCGCCATTTAAAGACTCCGAAGCCTGAGAGCGTTTTGCTCGAGTTCAAGTTTTCGTAACGCGGCCGAGGCCCTGGAATAGCCGATGGAAGTGCCGAACTGCACTTCCGCATGAACCCGCCCGTCCTCGGGGCTCATCTGATATTGCACGCGGTCGACTTGATGCTTTGCGACACCGCCGTAAAGCTGACCCGACCCGCCATTCAAAACCGATCCGTAATACTTGTTTGACCCGCCTGCGGCTGTCGTGCCGTATAAAGCGCCCGTTTGGTTATTGTCTTGATCCACCACGGAAGCAGCTCCAATCGGTAGAACCGCTTCAAAGCGTTTCGTCGTGTTCTTCAAACCGATGGAAAGCTGACGCGCCGGAATGCCCCTCTGACGAAGAATGCTTGTGATGAACTGACTTGCGACGTTTGTGGTGTAGATGGATCCGTTTGAAATAATCTCCTCGTGCTTGCCGTAGCGGTTGATACTCGACTGCGACTGCCCTGTCGCTTGGAAAACAACGCCAGGGCTTGCCTCGCCCCCTTCAAAGTAAATCTTGTTCACGATGTTTTTGAAATCCACCCGGTCGGTGATTTTTACGACCTTGTCCCCAAGATAAAACACGTGCTTTAAAATCGGGTCTTGGTTGTACCAGAAAAACTCTAAGTTCTCGTTGATGCCGTACTCGACCGTGCCGATTAAATCAAAGAGCGTTCTAACCGCTTCCTTGGCCGTCGTTTTAAATGAAATCGAATCCGGAGAAAAACTGCTTCCTTGAATCGTCCCGCGGCTTATCCCTGAGTTTCCGACGATAAAGTTGTCGACGATATCCTGAACAATCGCGCTCGCTTCTTGATTGGTGTAAACCTTGCCTGCCCCTGAGTCATGAACGATGATCCGGTCAAGCCAGCCGAAGTAGCCGGTGCATTCAATCGTGATGGAGCCTGAGTTTCCCGCTTGGATTGTGGGCGACACGGCTTCCACGTATCCCCGGTACCAAAGCAGGGCTCCCGATCCCGCCTTCGGCAGATAAATTCTTACGTCATCATCGGGATTGACCTGAAAATTCTTATAATCTCCGTCGACTTTGATGGTCGCCCGGCCGCAACCTCCGATGCGGTTCCATTCCCAAGAAAGAGCTGTCACATTTGATTCAATTCTTCTTTTGAGAGTAAAATTTTTGTCGCGGATCTCAATGGCGTATCGTGACGGCGAAACGGTAACAATCGGCGCACGAGACGAATAATGTCCGATGACGCCTTGATCAGGCGAAACTTGAACACTCGATGGAGAAACGATCCGGGCCGACATCTTAAGTCGCGTTTGTCCTTATTTTGTGTTCCCAGTTTCTGGCAACACCGGCCTTCGTGAACCTAAGAACGATCTCATCGCCGTTTAGATCAGTCGCCGCAAGGTCGATCTTGTACCACCCCGAACCCACCTCAGACGCGGCGTTCGCACAAGCACCGAAAACCCCGCCGTCAATACTGCGCGTACAGCTTATGCCGGTAAGACCTGTTTCCGGCGTCTTGCCGTCTGTGTCGTCGACCATGAGAAACATATAATTTAAATACGCCGTATTCTTATTGAACGCGATCTTGTCAAAGGCCGCGGCAATATCCGAAGCGTCCGCCGGGTCAGGAGGTAAATTGTCGGTTTTGGCCTTGATTGCCGCGACCTCTGTATCAACGTAACCGGCCACCGTCGCAATATCGGCAGAAACGCTTGCCGCCGCTGGCGCGCCGATTCTGGAATAAACATCACCGGCTAAATAATCGACCATCTGAAGCGAAATATCCGTCGCGTCGGCGCCTGTTCCAGTGATATGAAGAACCAAATCTCCCAAGGTGTCGGTGTGTGAGCTCGTCAAAGCGAGCTTATACCAACCATAGGAAAGCTCGGTAACGGTCGGCGTGATTGCCGCAAAGGCCGCGCCATTTTTCGAAGCGTTGATTGTTAAGGTTAAACCTGTTTTTCCGCTGATATGATCGGCCGAATCAATCATTAAAACCGTCAAATTGTATGCTGTGGATTGTTTCAAAATTTTCATTTTAGATAGCCCCCAAAACTTGACGTTTGCCGACGCCGGTTCCTAAAGGCGTCAAAGTTTTTCTGAAATTAACACTTGAAACAGTTGCAGGTTTCACCACTCCATAACGAAGTCTTTGATGACTCAGATTAAGAATGCCAAAAGGGCAATAAGCTAATTTCCTAAGTTCAAAATCAAGTAAACGCCTTGACCAAGCGTAACCTATGTAAATCCCGCCAACTTCTGTTGCGCCATATTGAGACAAAAGACCTGTGGTAACGTTGTCCAAACAGTTTAAATTGGAAGTTGATGTTACTACTTGCTTTCCATCAACCCACAAGGCTCTTGAACTCGTTCCGTTAGATATTCCTACTACTGAATGATCGCCATTAGACCGAGCAGGGTTAGTGGTTTGTAGCGTCGAGCCATTAACGACAAAACGATACCTTCCACCGGCAACTCCATACGCTCCGACAATCCAACCCACGTTTCCCGCGCCTTCAGTCGAAAGATATGAACCATAATTGAGGTCAGTAAAGTTCGTTATCCTCATGAAAGTCGCTACGGTAAAAGGCCCAGAAGTGAACTTGACCCTTTGAATGCCGCTATTGGCGCCTTTCCAAGCGTAACAACGAATGCCGCTCTCGTGGACGTCGAACTCGGGGTAATCCCCCGAACTGTGAAACTGCTTCGAGATCAAGTCAAAGACTTGACCCCGAAGCGAAATTACACACATCTCAAGTTTTCGAGTTATCGGATTACCCCAGTTGATTGAAGCTGGATATCTTAACTGCCCTCTATTCATTTATTGCGCCTCGTCGTAATAAGTCTCATACCCTTTCAAGTGATTGCCTTCTGTCGCGTCCAAAGCCTGCCCGCTTGAATTTTTAATGGCAACGCCCCACTCCGGCCCCAAAGGCCCGAGAGGCGCGGTGTCAAATTCACCGTAAAAAACCTTTGCGGCTGTTGCTGTGACAACAATCGTCCCGAGAAGTTGTGCGTTCTCAATCGTGATTGCCGCATCCACCGCTCCTGCGGCATCCGAGCGATAAGTGCTTGACGCGGCATCATCCCCACGAAGAAGATAGATTTCATATACCGTGCCAGCCGTTGGAGCAACCGCTCCTGATTTTATTTTCAAGTGCACTATCACCGCCGGACGATTGGTTGTATTGGCAATCATGGTGGATTGTCTAGCGCTTGCGGTGGCAAGCGAGGCAAGGGTTAACGTAAACGTTGCTTTTGTATCAAACTTTCTTTGAACTGCACTAGCCATTTGGAACCTCCTTGATTGGCATTGCCTTTACAGATACTACGTCTTCAACTTTGATCACATTGGGCGATGAAGCAATCCCGATTAAAATTTCATGAATACGCGCAGGCCTTATTTCTTTAACAATGAGCTCAACTTCATACGGTTCGTTGAGCAAAGACATGATTTCAGAATCCGTCTTTCCGTCATAACCCCGTCCTGCCGGATCGTCACTAACTTCGTCCTTGATTCTCTGCATGATTTCGTCAACAAGTTTCATTCAAATCCTCCTCCTTAACACCAAGCTGGCCTAAAGACTAATTGGACTCTTGTGCTGGCAGCCCCAGTGAAAACAATGGTGTTGTCCCCGGGGTCCAGCGTTATGAAATCTCCTTCAAAATTCTTCACATCATCAACGTAATCGTTTTGAACCGATAGGTCTTTTACGCCCTCAGCATAAATTCTCGCGGATCCAACTGCTGTTATAACCTTATTCTTGACAGTTTCTACGAATGTTACGGCATCATGGGCGCCGGCGAAATGAAGAAGAAAAAGAGTATTCGCGTCGACTACGTGCTGGGAAGTGGGTGGCGTGAATCCTTCTGTCCACCGTGGTGTGTTTGAAACTCGAAACTCATCAATGTAACCATTAACCCATGAAGCATCGCTATCTCCACCAATCCTTACATTTTGTGAATTGGCTAAAATGGCAGCGGCGCTTGAACCAAGATTAACCTTTACTCCGTTCAAGAATCCGTAAAAATTATTGCCGCTTCTAACAACGGCGATGTGATACCACTGTCCCGTAACAAGCGACGCTCCAAAGGAAACACTGTTTAAAATATCAAAAGTTGTGCCATTAGAAGAAGCTGCAACTAAGATATCAGTGCCTACTTGGGCAAATACGAAATTATCCAAATTACCGCCCGCGGCGCGCTTGCTGTAAATAGTTCCGTTGGTTGACAAGCTGTTAAAATAGACCCAGCTATCAATCGTAAAATCTCCTGCGCCAAACGCCCAATCCGCGTGGTTAGGCGTAGTTATATAAGAAACATTGCCGTCAAGATAAAGAGAGCTTCCGCCAAACTTTTGTTTGGTGATATCAAGTCGGTTATTTATTATCAACTTTTTGGCGGTCAAAACTGTTCCACGGTATTGTAGAATTTCGCCTGTGGTTTTATTCTCAATCTTAAAATTATCAGTTATGCTTCCAGCTGAGTTTGAACCCGTAATTTGAACCCTGGCCTTGGCATTGCCTGGGTTATTGACCACATAGGCTAGGCCGCTGGTGGCTGGGTTCTGATCGTTCGTAGTCGTTGCGGCCGCATACCAGAAAGGATCCGAAGCAACCAGGTCGACCGAGAAGTCCGCGAACGTCCGAAGCGTTTTATATGAATAAGCGAAGTTCCGATACTGAACTTTAAGGATTCTGTCATCGTCAAGCGCGAGGTTCTGTTCAGATGAGGACTCAAACGCGGCTTTTAAGCCGTCGAGTTTTGAGCGCAAGCTGTCGTAGTTTGAGCCGGTAATCGTACCGCGGATCCTGACACTCAAGGTTTTTCGCTTGCCGATGGGGATCACCGATCCGTGAAACTTCGGAAGGTCAAACTCTTGGATACTTTTTGCGACGCTGACGTTGATGTCTTCGACGGCGATATTGTTCGCGCTGTCTAAATCAAACGTCCCGATATTTATGTCGATTTCATCAGCCATTTTCTAAAGCCTTTCCCTTTCAACGTCGATAAACTGCGAAAGCCGGGGCCCAATATTCCTTACGACCTGATCCGCTAAATTGTCCGGGGTAAAAACAGGATTATTGATCACGACCTGAATGTGGTAGACATTCCCGCCCGAGCCTTGGTTTGGAAGGACCGCCGAGCCTCTCGGTAGAATTACCCTCTCAGGACCCCGCTCGCCCACTTGAAATACGCCTGCCCGGCTAACCTCTGGCGTTCCACCAGCCAAGCCCTGGACATTCGTGACGGCCTGGACGGACTCTCCGCGAGTGGCTTCGAGAGCCCGCTCGGCCGCAGCAAGCTGGTTTAAAGCATTGACGGTCTGGACAACCGTTACCGCAACCTTAAGAAGTTTGAGGAAAGGATTCACCGAAGACTGCATGACTTCGACGGCCACGACAACCGCACGAAGGACAATTGCAACGCCTTTTAAAATGCCTTTGCCGGACGCCACGGAAACTGCATCTAAAAGATCAGCCGTTGCCAAGGCGGCTTGCTTCTGCGTTTCAAAGCGCGCTTTCGCCGCTTCATGGACGATCTTACTTTTCGCTTCCTCAATCGCTTGAAGTTGCTTCAGCTCAAGATCCGAAAGTTTGCCTTTTGCTTGGAGCTCCCTTTGTTTTAAATCAAGCGCTTTTAAGGTTTCCTGCTCGCGCAGTTGGGTTGCAACGGTAGTGTTTCGTAAAATCGTGTCAATCTTGATTTGCTCTGAACCTAGAAAGGATTCAAGAATAATCCTGTCTTTTTCGATTTGGGCAATCTTCTCGCGTTCCATCGCTTCAAAAGCCGCGACTGCGGCTTGAGCGTTTTCGTCAAGCCGGATCCCGCGCTCTTCGGCAAGCCTCGCGCCTTGATTCTCGCGGATTTCCCGCTGCTTTTCGTCAAGTTCAACAGCCTTTCTTATGAGCTCGTCATACGTCGCCTTAAGCTCGTCTGACTTTGTGGTGTCAACGCCTCCTACGATTCCGCGCAAAGGGTCGATCTTGGCGGCGCCTGATTTGATCGCTTGGATCCGCTCATTTGCTTTCTCAAGGGCGATCATGAGGCCCGTTACTCCCGCGGCCGCCAGGACCGAAACCTTTTGAAGTTCAAGCATGGCGGATCTTGCCGCGTTCTGCACCTCGATACTCGATAAGGCCGTCTTCAAACTATTAAGCTGGTCAGTAAGAAGCTTCACAGCTCCCCTAAATTCCGGGGTCTTCGTAATAAGATCCCCGAAACCCTCCAGAACCTCATTCCAGGAATTGGAAAGCTGCGCGACCGCCCCGCCGAAGCTTTCAACGTCTTTTTGAGCCGAGCCACCCATCCGTTGTTCGATGAGTTTTAAAACCTCCTCGAATTTCATGGACTTTAAGGTGTTCTCGTCAATCTTGATCCCAAGCCTTCCGAGCGACTCCACATTGCCCATCGCGGCTTTGGCCATAAGAGACGCCGCAGAAGGCAAGTCCTTGCCGGTGGCCGTCGCAAGGTCAAGGGTCGCTTGCGTGACACGAGCCATGCTCTCGGGAGCCACGTTTCCGATGGTGACAAGCGTTTGCATCGTCTCGAGAATCGCGTCATCTGTAAAACGCGTATTCTTTTGAAAATTGTCCGCCATGGCTTGATACTTGGCCGAGAGATCTTCCGTGAAAGTGCCCTGAAGCTCCATAGCAGTGTTTAAGCGTCTCACCGCGTCTTCTTGGGCGATGGAGGCCTTGACGGCATCCGTCATAAAACCGATGACCGGCTGCAGGGCTTTTTCGATAATAAAAAGCTGAGAGGCAAACCCCGCCCAGCTTAAGTTCATCGAATCGACAGAACGCTTGGAATCGTCGTCGATAGTTTTAAGAGCCTTATTCAGCTTCGACAAAGCTTCTTTGTCATCAAGTAAAAGTTTTATCGAGAGTTCTTTGCTCATGTTTTAAATCTTTCAAGCTTCAGAGAAAAAAGGTAATCCAAGTAATTCATGGTCTCCACGTATTTATTCGGCTGGCTCAAATACCCTCCTGCGAAAGGAAGAATCCCCTTTTCGCGCCAAGCGTGCATCTCAAGCGCTTGAAATGCAAAATCAGAGTTTTTTAGGTAATAAGCCGGGCAGCGGTCGATAAAGATACCGTCCACTGAAAAGGAAAGCTCTTTTGGAAGCGGCTCGTCACAGCCAAGCTGTTTTCGGATGAGGGGCCCGGCTGTCTCACAGTCATGACTTTTTACAAGCTCATTCTGCAGGACAGCCGTTATCAGTTTTTTCTTTCGTCCTCGCTCAAAGCGTTAAAACTGATAACCTCGTTCCCGAGCCTTAAGATCCAGCGCTGAAGGTCGTAGAGAGCGATTGTTTCATCTGAAACAAGTCCGCCGTCATCGGCCTTAAAAAGAACTTCCTCGCCCGTCTTTCTTTTAATCCCCGAATGCCCTGAAACGCCGTGTCTTACAAAATCCCGGAAAGCTTCTTGGAGCATCTCCTCGGCTTCGAGATACTTTCCTTCATCTTCGAGCTTTACTTTTTCGACGTCCCCCACGGAAAGTCCGGGCTTTCCTCCGTTTAAAAACATTCTTGACCGGGATAACCTTGCCGAAAGACGCCGGAATGTTTTCGGCTCAATGACCTTTAAAAGAAACTCCGCCCCGTCGATAAGAACCACATGCGTGTCTTCCAGCTCCCGGATATTCATCGGTTTAAACCCTCCTTAAAATCATGTGAACACAATCGAAAGCTCGTCATTCTGGCTTGAACGCGCAAGCTGAAACGGAATCGGATGCACCCGGATCCCGTCCTCGTCCTTTTCTGGCACCTGCCGGATCCGGCATTGGTTGGCCGTGATCGCGCATATATTCCCCGCCACGGTTCCCACCGCGACGCTTAAGACCTGCACCGTGTCGGCCTCGTACTTCGTGTACCAGTTCTTTGTGGCAAGGACTGTCGCTTCAAGCGAGATTTCCCCATCAGGATTTCTGTCGACGACGTCAAAACCTCTTACGCCGTGAACTCCCGTCAGATCCGCACGCTCGGTGATTTTGTTATTTATCTTCAGCATGATTTCGCGGATGACAGCGGCGAAGGCGTCAAAGGTGGCTACAAGGTTCTTACAAACCACCGGAACCGTCGTGTCGTAGGTGGGACTTCCCGGCACCGCGGCGTCTGTCGGCGTCTCATATAGCCCGGACATCGTCCACTTCACCATCCCGCGCTCGCCTGCGGTGAGGACGATTTCAAAGGTCCCGACACAACCCTGGATTTGATAAAGCTTGCCGTCCATGTAAAGATAAATCGTGCAGGACTGAAAGCTTGAGGACACCGGCGCGTAGGTCACCGAGACACCGGCCGAGATAGCTTCACTCATGGCGCAGGCCTTGAAAAGTGCCGAGACCCCGCGTGGTGCCGTTCCGGCCGCGCCGCTCCCGCGAAGCTCCGTCATGAAAGAAAAATTAATCCTTCTTTTTCCGCCAAGCTCTTTTAGCTTTGAGAGTCCGTGGGCAAGGTCCGAACGCTCAAGCGTGTCTGTCTGCGGATCCACCTCCGGCTCAAAGACCTGCACCGCGTCCGCCGTCGCCAAAGGCGACGGATCCACGCCATAGGTTGTTTCAACTTCCGCTAAAACTACTCCGATTCTTGATCTCATATTTTTTCTCCTATCCGGCTACTTGCGGATCTTGTTGTTTGTGGCGATATTCAATTTCGACCGTGATGATTAAGCCTGCGTGCTGCTGGCCTTCGATTGTTTCAAAAGTCTCGATGTCGGTGATCTCCGTATCGACTGCGTTACCGGCTCTTGTGACATCCGCTTGAAGAGCCCTTTTGATGTCGCCCAAGAGACTGTTTAAAATCTTGTCCGTCGGAGTCGCGGCGCTTTCTGTTTCGTTTTGCCTTACCCAAAGCTCGAGGAACACCATGAGAAGACAGTGCGTCAGGTTATAGGCTTTGCCGTCGCTATCTTTCTCAGGACCGCTGTTGATGATGACCGCGGGAACGCTTGCCTTGTTGTTCCCGTTCATATTCCAACGCTCGACCGAGGCGATATTGTTGTCGTAACCATTGACGACCGAGATCCCGTTTAAAGTCGTGACAAGATTTGCGAATATTTTTTCTCTTACGGTGTCAGCCATTTAAGCCCAAGCCTCCTTGGCTGCGCGGATGACCGCCCTGTCGACAATCGAAAAGGCCTCGGCTTCCATTTCTTCCCAAGTTTGGTAGAAGCCAAGACGCGCCGGGATCTTGACTTGTTTTTTCAAAACAAACAAAGGAAGCACATCGCGTGATTTTTTTCTCACCCTTGCCAAAAAGGTTTGATTGTTGAAGCGGATCGGGACGATGTTCTTTAAGGCGCGGACGTTTTTGTACTGTTTTCTCAAAGCGCCGGTTGACGTGAAAAGCTCCTGCCTTGCCCGCAAAGGCACCGCGAGTTTTCCGCCGGAAGGGCTTGTGACGGTGCCTCCTTCTTCATGGAGCTTTGCGATTTCGGAGTCGGAGCGGATTTCAACACCCATGGTTTGAGTGCTTGAGGGCACAAGAAACGTTCTCTTAAACTGCGAGAAAATCCCCCGCGGGCGTCCGACAATGCGCGTCCCGAAAGGACCGGAAAGACGTTCGGCGCGGAATTTCTTTAAGAATTTACGGCTTATGTGATCGAGGGCGTCCCCGAAGCTGAACTTTAAAGCCCTTGGAAGCTTCCCGGCCGCCTCTTTTAAACGCGATGAATCACGGATGACTTTAATCATCTCATCACCGCCAAGTGCCACATGCCTTCGTCTTTTCCCAAGACCTCGACCACTTTCCAGGAAACCGCAGATCCCTCCACAAACACCGGAAAAGATACTGTGTCGTTTCCTTTGTCGACGGACGTCACGCCTTGCGTGGCATCGCTGGCGATGTAGATCTCGGCCTGGCGGTTTAACACCCGGCCTTGGTCAGGTCCATCGGCCTGGAGCCTTTCTCTTACGACAAGCGCTTTGATTACCTTTGGAGATCCGCCGTTCGGGGTATAAGTAACGGGCTCCGCAAACTCATCGCTGTTGAGAAACGCGGCCTTCGCGTCCTCTGGAAGTTGAGACTTGAGTGTCACGGTTTATTTCTCGTCTTTTCCCTCGCGGATCTCCACCTGTACCTGGCCAAGCTGCACCGCCTTTGTAATATCCTCAGGGATGAGATTTCTTCCGCAAGCCCCCTCCATAAGGATCGTTCCCGCAAGCACGTTTTCTCCGCGGATTTTTTTCGTTTCGATCAAAATAAGACATACCTTGCCCTTTGCCATAGCTTGGAAAGCTCCTTTATTAACGACCGATTAAGATAACGTGGCCAGAACGCTGTGCTGCCAGTAACCGTAGCCGACGTTTCGGCTGGCCTTGATGCCGAAAAGCCACTGGTTATTCTTGAACTCTTCCTCGGAGCCTTCCGCGATGCTCTGGACTTGGATGCCGAGCGATTCATCGTTCGCCTGGGATGCCCCGTCCAAAAGCTCGGCCTGCCGGATAAAGGGCTTGGCGTTTCCGTCCGTGCGGAAAACCGCAAGCTTATCCGTCCAGGTGAGCTCAGAGTTCATTTCAACGCTGATCCGAAGCCCCGAACCCATAAGCGGGTTATCCCGCACGCCGGTGCCGGTGTTGAGGTTGTTTTTCGTTACGGCCTGCATAGCATTCCCCCACATCCCGACCGGCACCATCACGAGAAACTCCTTGGCAAAACTGTTCATCGGACGGTTCTGGTCATTCTTCAAGCTGTAAAGATGCTGGATCATCTTTAGGATGACGTCAGCCAGCTCGTTCGCCGTGGGGTTTGTGGGAGTAACGACGTTAAGCTCTCCAAAATCGGCCGCGACGAGTTTATTCTTCTGAGTAGGGCTGTCACCTTCCTGGTGATCCGTATCGAAGAAAAACTGCCCGTCATAGCAGGCTGTGGTTTCCGCGTTTTGGATGAGCGCCGTCAAAAGCGTCACCCAATGCGAAATAGCCTCATTCACCTGGTCTTTGATGCGGATTCTGATCTGCCCTGTCTTATCGCGGCGGATGTCATCCACATCGATCCCAAGCGTGGATTCATAAAGCAGGTTTTCAATCGTCACCCCGTTCACCCGGATGCCCTTCGCCTGCCTCTCTCCGATCCAGCGCCTCAAAGCCGGTGAGAACCCAAGCCACTTGTAGTTCTCAAACTGCTGGTTTGAGGGGAAAAGCATACTGATTCTTGGGATCCACGTGACCCCGGTCGCGGCTTCAAGCGCCTCGAAAAACTGGCCGATGACGTCACGGCTTGAAAGTTGTTTAAGACCCATTTTCATGTCCTCCTTTTTAAGTTAAAATTTACAGTGACCTGAGTTGAACGCCCTCGAAGTACACGACACAGCGCGTGCCTGAGACCCAGCGTGCCACTTTCCCGATGGCTGAATTTCCGGCGGCGGTGAGCGTGAAGGCGTTGTCATCCGAGGCGTACACGGCCTCGCCGACATCGGCGGCCGATGCCACACCCGTCACGTCAATCTCGATCTTCCCGCGCTCCCAGAGCTTCACGTTCCGGGCACTTGCCGCGCCGAGGCTGTTGTCGCACTGCTCCTTTGCGAAACCGATAAACGGATCGGCCGCGACGAGCTTTCGCGCAAGACCTGCTCCGTTGTCACCGACCGCGCAACCTTCAAAAATCACTTGGCTGGCAATAACGGGCAGTTCATTTATATCCCCTACGCCGTAAGCCCTTGGTTTATCTTGAGCGAGCGTTGTCATTTTTTATTTCCTCCCTTTTGATTTTATTGGTTTATTTCTTCAGTTCCTTAACCTGGCCGCGCTTCACGGCTTTCACATACGACGTGTAAGAGCCGAGCGACGAAAATTCTTTCTGGATCGCGGGCTTTGTTTCCCAGTCACGCTTGCACTGATCCTCGACCGAAAGGTTTGAGGCGTCACCCGCCTGGTCGCCGTCGCCGGGGCCCGGGGTTTTGGGGGCTTGTGTTTCAAGATCCTTGATTCTTTGATCCTTGAACTTCCCCTCGGCTGCTTCCGGACTGTCTCCGTTTTCGATGGACGCCTTACTTAAGGCGCGCATGTTTTGATACTCGGGAAGATCAGCCTTGGCGAGAATCCCCAGGACACGCTTTCTCTCGGACGCGGCGCCATCCGAGGAACCTGCGCTTTTTACTTCTTTCGACAAGACCTCGACGAGGTCAGGCCGCTCGGCCTTCAAAACTTCGATTGTGAGACTTTTAAGATCCATTGCTTCGTCCTCCTTTTTATTTTTATCTTTTTGTCTGTTGTCTTCGTACCGTTTAAGAAACGCCGTGGCCTTCTCCACCGCCTCGGGGTTCTGGACAAAACCATCGAGGAAACTTGCAAAACCGGCTGAAAGCTTCACGTTGTCCGGAAAAAACTTCCCGAAAAATCCGTCGTTCGCCGCAGGTTCGTCCACTACGTCAACTGACGAAAGCTTGGTGACACGGAGTCTCTCGGGGAGGGGATTTCCATTCGCATCCTTTTTCGGCGTTTTACCGTCTGCCTCGAATTGCTCTTCCAGGTCATATTCCAGAAGAACAACGGATGCCCCGAAAGCCTCCGGGTCGTTTTCGGCCAAGTCCATGACGTAAGTGGCAAGATCCCCGTCCGGCGTTTTATAAGCCGACTCGTCAAAGTAAAGATCAGCCCGGACGGCATCCCCTTCCTTCCCGAAATTCTTGACCCTTCCAAGGAATGTTCCGAGCGCTTCGCTTGACATCATGGGATGACCGAAGCGGGACTTAAGGCCGGTTTTCATGCTGTTTCCAGCCTGCGCGACCTGATCAAGGGTTGCGTCGTCAATCTCCCAGCCTCTTTGGTCTTTAATAAAGCCCTTCGTCATGACTGCAAAGCCGCGGATGATCCCTTTTTCGCGGTCAACGCCGAAACCTTGTTTGATGCCCCTTGCGATTTCCGTCCTCAAAAGCTCGCGTTTCATGTTTCTTTAAGAACTCCCCTCGCCTCTTCGCTCACCCGCGCCGACCAACTCTTCTTCAGGTTCCGGATCTGGGCTCCCGGATGAAGCGCCTAGAATCTTGACCCCGTATTTATCCTCGAGTTCTTTTATCTTCACCACCTCGCGGGCGCGCTGTTCCAAGACCTCTTCCCAGTCTTTGCCTTGAGAAGCTGCCTCATCGGCCAAAGTAGAAATCCCGATATCAATCGCCATCTCGGAAGATTTCGCTTCTTTCACCGGATCCACCCACTGCCAGCCGGGCGCGATCCACCGGACACGGCACCAGTCGCTTTTTTTCTCGTAGAAAGTTTTTGCGGGAAGCTGATTTTTTAGAAACGCTTCCTCCTGGAGCATGTCCCAGGCGGGCTGACAGAGTTTTCTTGAAAGCCAGGCCTGACGCACCATGAAATATCGCCGGGCTTCAAGAAGCGCCGCCCGGGCGCTTGAATAATTCGTTTTCGAGAAATCTTTTGCGACAATCTCATACGGAAGATTTAAGCCCGTTGAAATCGCCCGCAAGATGCGATCCACGAACGGCTCGAACTGGCCGCCGGGTCTGTTGGGATTAAAAGCAGAGATGTCCTCGCCGGGTCCCAAATAATCGATCATGCCCGGCTCGAGTTCCTGGATCCTTTGCCCTTTTGCATTCGTTTCGGCGGTGTTGCCTAAAGCTGCCGCGTAGTTGTCGTCTTTTTTGACGAACACCGCAAAACACGCGGCGACACGGGCTGCCACAAGCTCGGCTTCCATGTAGTCGGCAAGGTCTTTGAAATAATTCATGACCGGCGCAAAGAAAGGAACGCCTCTCGTCTGACCCGGGCGGTTCACCCAGTAAAGATGGATGACGTTTTTTCGTCCTGTTTCGCTTACGGCCGGGATCCGCACGTATCTTTTAACGCCTCGGTCTTTGGCTAAAGTTAAGTCGCCCGGGTGCGTTTCGCGGATGTGATAAGCGACCGGCTCTCCGCGCTCGCCGATCTCGACGCCGTAGCGAATATTCCTATCGGCTCTTTTATCTGGCGGCGTTTCAAGGCGGTCTGCCTCCATAATGTCAAAGGCGAGAGAAAAAGGCCGGGACTTGTCGTCGAGCATCAAGGGCAAAAGAATAATCTCACCGTTTTCGAGGATTTGCCTGTCGACCAAGTTTTGAATCTCGTAAAAATCCATACGGTTCCCCGCGTCGGCGTAAGGGCACCACTTCTCCCAGTTGTCCTCCGCCACCTCTTGAAAAGTCGCCACTTCCTCATCGGAAATGCCGAGCTTCTTTATCTTGACTCTCGACTGGGGCTTGATGCCGGTGCCAACGGTATTCGAGGTCACGGTCGTTGTGATGCCAACAGCGTGTGCGTCGTTTCGGTTTAAGTCACGGCTCCTTTCGCGTAACGTCGCAAGATCCGGAAGCAAATCCTCATCTGCGGATCCCGACCCCGGCCACCAGCTCGCCCGGAGCCTTGTTTTGTCAGCGCCGCGATACGACCCGAGCATGGCCTCGGCCTTGCGGAATGCTTTTCTCTTGTAAGCAGTGCCGGGCGAAAAAATGCCGACCAAATCGTCGATGCCTTTGGCAATGCGGTTACTTAAGGATTCTTTCGGGTTAACGGTTTTTGTCATGTCGGATTCGTGAATTTTGCGTAGGTCCTCGTGCCGCCCCCTGCCTCGGATGCGATTTCTCGTTTCAATTGATCACGGAGTTTTCGAAGCTCTTCGAGTGTTACGTACTGAAGATTGCGGCCGCCGATGGAGTAGGACTGAACGGCTCCACCGGAAAGCCTTGCCTCAATCGCGGCTTCGACCTTATCGAGTAGCACTTGTTTTGAAACGGACATCTCTCACCCTTTTTCGAGCATTAAAAAAGACAGTCAATTGACTGTCTTCAACTTACACCCAAAAACTTTTTTGAAAAGGGGGTCGATACTACAACGTAGTAAAATTTACTACGTTGTAGTAAAGAGGTCTTGAATTTCGGGGTTATTTAGGATTTTGGGGAGGAAAAAGAGGATTAAATGTGGAGAAAACGTTGCAACCGTTCACTTTTCTCGAGTCTCCTCAAGCACCTTTTGGCGGCCGCCAAGCGATCCCGAAGCACCTGATTTAACCCGAGCGCCACGCGCATGGCTGGTGTGATTTCGTATTTCAAGTAAATGAGTTTCATATTGCCTCCCCTTTCTTACGCCCGGACTTGTGACCGGGCTGTCGCGTTAACCGGAAGCCTTTTCAAGCTCCCGGCCACTCCGCTTACTTTTTCGTCCAGCCGGATTTCCAGCGCGAAACCGCCTCTTTTTGAATCGCCTCGATGCGTTCGGGCTTTGCCCCGCCGCCGATCTCGGCAAGCTCGGCCTTATTCATCACGCGGAAGTTTTTGATTCCGCGCTTCTTGACCTCTTCCATCAGCTGATTACGAGTAAGCCCCTCGGTTTCAGCCTTCGCGCTTTTTACAGCGCCCGACTTCACAGCAGCCGTTTTTACAGAAGCTGCTTTTTTCTTCTTTGCCATTTCATCCCCCTCTGTTTTAAACCCCAGCCGCTCCAATACGGCATAACCGCCGGATGCATTAATCACGACATCGTGATTTTGGCTGAAGTATTTCATTTATTCACCGATTGCAAAAATATGAACGGATATAGGCAAGGCCGGAAGCGTATCAATTACTTTTGTCAGATCCGCCAAGTCGTCTATATCTCTTTCACACGTCTGCCCGATTGCAACCACGCAAACAACGCGCCACTTAAGCTTCATGATTTATGCTCCCTTCGATTCTTTCTTTTCGCCAAGTCCGATGAGCCGACGAACCGTATCATTTACAGATTCGCCTTCTTTTTGGTGCGCTTGAATGAGACGCGCCACGTGTTCATCAACTCGGATTATTTTCATAGAATAATCTCCCCGCTTTCGATGTCCTTGATCCCATACCGCTTCAGATAGTAGGTTGAGACCTGCTGAACCTCGGGGCGGGGCCTATTCACGCCAACGAAGAAAAGCTTCCCGTTCTTTTTGGCCACAAAATCGACTGTGCCGATTTTGCACTCGTAATTCTTGAGAAGTATCTTGTACCCGAGCATCACAAGCATGTGGAAAACAGACTCCGTCAGCAAATCGTTCGAGGTGATCACTCTGACTCCTTTTCATAAGCATCAAGTACCTTATCCTCGATCTCTTTTTTGACTTCATCATTTACCGGCGTCAGGATATCGAACCACCGGCCATCCTTAGACGCCTTGCGCGGCATCGCCACGAACACGCCGCGTTTCCCCATCATGACGTTGAAGCCCTTCACGATGATCATGTTGCTGAATTTCACGTCCGCGAAGGCCTTGAGATTTCCCTCGCTTACGATTTTCCGAATATCAACCACTTCGATGTTTGTCATTTTTACCCCCTTTTGTTTTTGTCTCCTTCTTTCGTTTTCGGGGGGAGGGTGCCATAACGGTTGTAGTTATCAAGTCATTTCGGAGAAAATTAAATCTACCCTGTTAAGAAGGCAAGACCCTACTTTTCGACGGATTTAAAACGAAGCCCGCATTTTCTGCAAAAGTGATACCGCACGGGCGGATTCGAGGCATAACACTTAAGGTCTTTTGACCGGCAGTTTTTATTGGGGCACCGGAGCGGGATGTAATAAACGGCGTGCCGGTTCTCCGGCGTTTCTTCAGGCGCGGATCCAGCCGGATGAATTCTTTCTTCTTTTTTCGTTCGATAATCTGAAAGCCATCCGCGTTTTTTCTCCGACCAAGGACTCACCTATTGATCCAGCCTTTCCTGGCCTTAAGCCACGCGCCGGATCTTATGTCGTCCGTCTTTTTCGGCACATACGGCAAACTCTGGCCTTCCTCTCGCAAAGACGATACGCGAAGCATATCCGCGGCCGCGACGGCGTAGACTTCGGCGTCCCAGTAGTGGTTTGGGGCGCCTGTCGATTTCTTTTTCCATTCCTCCCAGGTTCTTCCCGATTTTCTGTCCCGGACTAGAACCTTATGCTCGACGCAAAACTGCCGGACGTATTCCTCCGAAACGTCCTTAAACACATGCCACTGGGAAGGATCACCGGGCGAGGAATTCACAATGCGCGTGATCTTGTCCTTGTAAAGCGACGTATCAAGCCGCCACAAAGAAAGACCTCCTTCGATCACAGATCCCGTTTTCGGGTTCCGGTCGATTCTTGTCGGTCGATATGGAACTCCGGAGAGATGATTTTCGCCTTTGATGGCACGCGCCACGTCGCGCCACCGGCGACAGATTTCGTAGACTTCGTCGGTGCGGTATCCCGAATCAACGCACGCGAGCCGCACCTTAAAAGGATCGCCGCTGGCGCGTTTGTATTCGGTCTTAAAAAGAACGGCCGTCACGTCCTCCCAGGCCTCTACCCTGCAGGCCCGGATGAGCCAGGACTCCTCGCCGATGCCCCATCCGCGGATGACTATATAAAAATGATCCTTTTGCACGTCCACACCCGCCGTCAAAACCACTACCCCGGGCGGCACTAGGCCTTCCGGATAGTCGCCTTGTTTTTCAAAGATTCGCTCTTCTTTCGTTTCCTCGGTTTTTTCTTCCCAGATCTCCGCAAGCCAGGAGTTGACGAAATTCATCAAAAGCTCTATGGCTTCCCGGGATCTCAAGAACTCGGCCGCGATCTCCGAAAAGGAAATCCAAGGCGAGTACATGGCGTTCACCCAAAACCCTTTTTTCGTCGTGTGCGGGATTTTGTCTTTTATTTTTCCGTTTGAATCGACGCGCAGACCTTCTGGAATCCATGCGCCCTCAAGCATCATCTTGTGTTTGTCGGTGTCTCTAATTTTTTGTCTGCAATTTATACAGTCATACCAGGCAAGCTTCGAGTCTTTAATGGCTTCCGGATCGCGCTCCTCATCCGGCCACTTAAGCTGCCCGAAAACAAACGATTGATAATAACGGCAGTGAGGGCAGGGTACGAAATAACGACATTTATCCGTGCGCTCGTATTCCCGGAAAATGTAGCCTTCCCGCGTCGTCGGTGTGGAACACTTGACGATTTTCCTGTTCCAAAAAGTGCGGGTTCGTTCGGTTGCGAGCTTTATGGGATCGGCTTCGCGGCCTGAGAAGCGCGGGTATTTGTCGGTTTCATCAAGGAATAAATAACGGATAGGTTTCTGAGACAAAGCGGCGGGGCTGTTGGCACCGGCGAAATAAATAACCATCCGGTCGAGTTTTATCTCAAGCTTTGTGATGTCATCCTCGTTTTCGGTCACGTGCGCTCGGAGAGCCGGTGAGAGCTTGATCATGGGTTCTATCCTGTCGGATGAGATCGCCCTGGCGTCTGGTTCGCGGGGCATGACCCAAAGTGTCGGCGCTGGATCTTGATCAATTGCGTAACCCAGCATATTAAACATGGCCTCGGTTTTTCCGACCTGGGTTGAGGCCATGATCGTGATATCCTCGATCATGGGATCGATGAAGGCGTCCATAATCCCTTTAAGATACGGCGTCCTGTCCGTCATCCACTGCCCGGGCTCGGCCGAGGTCAAAGGATCGAGGTATCGGTGTTCATCCACCCAGTCGGAAACCGAAATTTCACGAGGTCTCTGCCATGCACGGAGTTCTATTTCCGACCAAAGGACTTCGTTAGTTTTGTCCTTTTGCGAAATTATCGATGATTTCATGGATCCTTTTTTCGAGTACACCTTGAGCGGCGCGAATGTCCA